TCAGAGTGGGGGTTGTCCCCAAGCGTCACTGTACCACGACCATCTTCTCGATGGCCTCCCTTGTAATAACCCGGGAGGGTGGTGCTATGGATTAAAATAATTGAGGTGCTATAAGGAGTCTACTCTCTGAATGTATCTTGTCCCTCGGGACTTGAAAGAATAAAGGGAGGATGTCTCAGCGTCCAGGTCCCATCGCAAGATGGGGGAGCCAGCGCCTTACACGTAGCCAATTATGTAACACCTTAGTGCCACATAGAGCTGTGTTATAGAGTGTTCTCGATACCGTCAGCGGCCATGTCGCCCGGGTCCGAAACTCGAACCACGAGAAAATGGAAGTGACTGGCATCAAGTAGGCAGGTAATAAAGGAAAGTTATAACTGCACGGAACCTCGCTGTGTGAGCAGAGGTAGGTACGGTTAGTCACTATCCGACCAAGAGAGAGGACACGACTCAGAGGCATCGTTGATATTTGACCTACAAAATATTGAAGAGATGTCGAGGAGCTCCGCTCGGGACTAGAAATATCCCGAGACCCCATGGTGGCGTAAGCCACGGTTGGGTTGGAACTTACTCGGTCATAAGAATAATGACAGCGCCGTGCTCAATCAGCACAGTAAGGGTCCTCTGCCGTCCCCCGTAATGGGGGATGGCGGAAGGCCCCCTAGAGGGCAGAATGTAAAATTTTCTTCGGGTTCCAATAATAAAATTCCAAGAACGGAATCGAAAACTTATGTACTCTAAGCATGTCCTACACAGAGTGGAATGGACTGCTTAGGTTCAGAGAAATCGGGCCACCGCTCAATCAAGGCGGTTAAGGTTGCGTACATAAGCACTAGACTAAACTGAGTACTGGAAACTACATCCCGCAGGAAGGGGCTAAACCCCTGATTACCTGACAGGACTTGTCACCCAGAAACGTCAATCCGTTGGCTGTACAGCCTACCTGCGGCCCGCGTAGCAATACGAGGAAACCGAAGTGTAAAGATTGGATTAAGTAGCAGAGCATACAAATTTTATCATGTTAATGAAAAGTTTCACTGCTTTGGTGCGGACTCCAGACTTTACTGGTATGGCCCGTGTAAAAGCGGGTCAACCGTTGGTGAATTGGTTTATTAAACTGATTCACTTGACGGTCGGCCGGATCAACAAATCTTACGTGACAATTTCTGTAGTCTTTGCAAACAAGGTGTACTGGATGGTTCGGAAACAGGGGTTGCCAGGTACCGTTAAGTACCTGAAAGCCTCATATATCCTTACCATGCAGAGCGCCTCGGGGCATAAAGTACATTCTACGAGATCTCTAGGAGCGGCAGTTAGCAGAAACCTCAAAGGTTTCCCGCGGGTGATCCCAGTTCAGCATCGAGTTCTTATGCGTTCTGGACGTAGTGAGGTTATCCGATTCTGGTTATCCTTGTTCTCGATTTATCGAGTACTTGAATATACCGGTAAGCTCAACATTTCGACGATTACTAATCCCTTTGGTGGGGATTGGAACTTCATCGATACGTTAGAGCTAAGATCGTTTACTCCTCACTTCTTCCTTATGCTTGAACAAGGTACTGAAGCGGGTGATTCCGTGCGAGATTTTATCGCTGAAGGTAAAAGAGTGAAATCTGGTGATCTCGACGCAGTTACTCCGGCGTTTGAGGCTCGACCTTTCCCTATTGCAAAATCTGGCCCACAGTGTAATGCTGGGGTTGTATCAACAGGGGCGATGAGTCTCCAGGCCAAGGCCATTCTACACGATAAAGGCTTGTATAAAGCCTTTAAAGAGTGGACGGCTGAGACCGGGAACATTCATCTCCTCCGGATTTTGGAATATTTAGGACTCCATTGCCCTTTCGATCATGCGTCAGGTGACGTATCACGATTAGGACTTAAAGTGGAGCCCGCCGGGAAGGTTAGAGTCTTTGCAATGGTTGATTGCTGGACTCACTGGCTATTAGCTCCGCTACACGACGCGATCTTTGATGTGTTGCGCGGTATTCCTCAGGATGGAACCTTCGACCAACTTGGGCCGATTAAAAGATTAATGGCGTATGCTCAGGAGAATAGACTTTCGGGTCTATACTCTTATGATTTGTCCGCTGCGACTGACCGGTTACCGGTCGTGTTGCAACAGATTCTTCTAGAGTACGTCCTTGGTCCTAGATTGGCAAAAGCATGGGTTCTCCTTCTGACAGATCGGGGCTACCGACTTTCTTCGGCCGCGCTAGTTAACGCTGGCGTGAAAGGGGAAGCACGGAACTACCGATATGCAGTTGGGCAGCCCATGGGGGCGAGATCGTCCTGGGCCATGCTAGCGTTAACGCATCACTTTGTGGTGCAGCTAGCGGCTTACAGGGTTACGAAAATTGTAAATTGGTTCCCGGCATACGCAGTACTTGGTGACGACATCGTCATCGGGGATAAAAGTGTTGCTGAGGAATACTACCGAATTATGGTCGAAGCACTTGGTGTTGATATCAATCGAAGCAAGTCATTGGTTGCGGAAGTTGGTATTAGCATGGAGTTTGCTAAACGGTTCATTTGGAGGGGACAAGATGCTTCACCGATCTCCCTAAAGGAGGTCGCTGTTGCGTCCCACTCTCTTCCGGCCTTTGTCGAGCTCGCTCGACGGGCAAAAATGGTCTCTTTGGCTAGATATCTTTCAGTCGTAGGAATCAGTAATACTGCTAAGTCGGCCCTCACGGGTCTCTTTAGCAATCTACCGAAACGGTGCCGAAATTATGTGCTAGCGTGGTTCTCACCGAACGGGGTTTCCCCTCTACCATGGGATCTATGGCTTCGACTAACGTCCTTGCGGACGATAGCCGTTATTCCGGACGAGAACTGGCAAGAGATGCTTCAATCGGTTTGGGATGTCGAATATGATCGGATGGAAACGGCTCTGTTTAAGTTACAACGGAAGGTGCAAACCCTCCGAAGTCCCTTTGCAGAATCGGAACCAACCGCCGGACTCGACAACCGAACGCCTGTTTTCTTGCAGTATGAAGACAGGGTCCCGAGTTCGTATGCTACGAAATCGCTTACAAATCCGATTTACGATTTGTTAGATGGTTACCTAGTGCGCGACTTCGAACGACTCTCAATTCTGAGAGCAATGAAAAATGCGAGTAGAGCCAAACTTGATTTTGATTTATCCCTTCAGCCTGAAGATGTGAGAGATGGATTGGGTATTGCCGACTATGAATCTGGGATTTCGGTCTCAGTAGACAAAGTCGAGAATATCCTTGAAATCTTTCAAGGTCTGATGGAAGTTGGGAAAGTCGTTGATCGGGTTTCTGCCGAACTTACGGAGGATTTTCGGAAACCGGAAGAGGAAGTAAAATCCCTCATCCGGAATTCGACGAGACTCTTAAAGTTTCGGAACCGACTTACGAAATTCTTCCCTGTCCGATCGGGTCTCGAAGAATGTGGTAAAGTTGTCTCTGCAGAGCCTGCAGAGGTTATTGTGTAAGGCTTGTGATGAGCGTGATCCTAAGTTCTACCAGGCAGCGTACTGGCCTGCAAAGGACCAAACTGAACACGGGATGCAAATAAACAAATGGAACGAAACGTTATATCGACTCAAAGTCGACGCTTACGCGACAAAACATGACGTTTCCTCCAACGCCAACATAAGGTTAGAATCTTATGGTGTCCGGCTGTATGTTGGGGACCACTCGTTGTGGTAACCTCAACACAAGTCATTGGAACGCGTCAGAGCGTCACGGTCTGTG